CACTTCTACCCTCTATGCTTGTTCCGTCAACTCTCAGAAAATCATTATCTACCACGTTTGCATTTGCAACCAAAACATTACCATTTGATATGCCTGTTGATAGCGTTGCGGTTGATGTAAGATTAGAACCCCCTAGACTTATAGTGGTTGCTGTTACGTTTCCTTCTACATCTGCAACAAGCGTTCCTTTCGTTATGTTAAGGTTGCCTGTGCTACTTGCGTTATCTGTTGTTGTTCCTAAAGAAAATTTGTCTTCTGACTCATCCCAAATAAACAAAGCATCGTTACCTGTAGAACCTCTTTCGATAATAATCCCACAGTCATTAGAATTTGATGTGGCTCCACTATTTAACCCCAACAAGGTATCTTTTATTGTTGTGTTTGTGGTGTCTACTGTTGTGGTTGTACCACTTACTGTCAAATTACCTGTTACTGTAAGGTTATCGTTCACAGTTGTCTCTGATGTTGTATGTCCTATAGATATAGCTGTTCCCGATACTCCAGTTCCTATAGCAACGGACTCACCACCATCTCCAGTATCTATAACAAAATAGTTGTTTGTGCTTTGCTTGATTGTAAACGCTGTAGCTGAGTTGTCGGACACGGCTACGTTTATATCTGTGCCATCTGGACTAATAGAGTCTATAGCTATGTCACCTACGTTTGTAATATTATTGTCACCAAAACTTACGTTATCGCCAAAGGTTTTATTTGTAAGTGTTTGTGTTCCTGTGTCTGATACAAGAGTTGCGTCAGCATTTCCAATAGTGTTTCCCCCAGGTAAGGTTAGAGTATTACTAGCTGCTTGACCGTGTTCTTCTGCTCGTAATGTTTGAGCATGTAGGTTCCCTGACTCACAATAGAACTTTATTTGTGATCTTGAACCTGAGTTCTTTAAATCTATAAGACCTGATTCTATACCCACATTACCATCGAGCATAACTTGTCCAGTACCATTCGGTGTTATAGCTATATTAGCGTTTGAGGTTGATACAATACTGTTTCCATTCACATCCAAGTTGCCACCTAACTGAGGAGTGGTATCATTTGCAACCTCCATTAGAGAGGTGCCACCAGTAGATATAAGATTGCCACTTGCATCTAGGAAAGCCATCTTAGAAGCAGGAGCAGTTATAAAGACTTCTTTAGTCCCTACACCAAGATTGACGGCACTATTGCTATTTGAACTTGCTATGACAGATCGTGATAACGTGTTACCTGAAGAATTGTATGTGCCTAATCCTACTTCAAAAGCATTGTTAGTATTATCTACAATAGCATAGTAGGTGGTGTCGCCATTGCTAAGATTTGCAGAAAATGTTTCAAAGTTAACCACAGCTCCACCAAGAGCTATATTACCTGTGCCTGTTGTTACAGTTGATTCTTTTACTCTATCTGCAATCTTTAATGCCATTACGCTATCCTTATCAGTGCGTTGCTCGCATCGTTAGTTGGAAAGTTTATTGTAAATGCCCCACTTGACGCGGATTTATCTGATCCGAAATCCAGGACACATACTGCTTTATCACTATTTGTATCATTATATATCAACGCTCCTCTTGCAGTCAAAGTAACCCCAGAGAATGTAAAAGGATTAAACTGTGTTGTGGCTGTTGAGGTAGATTTTAGTGAAGGAGCAACATTAACCAGTGTGCCACCTCCTGCTGTATAACCACTGGAAGACACTTCATTAGAAGCCGAACTACTGTAGGCTGTGACTGTAGCATCCATAGTGCTGCTGGTTCCTCCCAACTCACTGCCCGCCTGAGAGTTTGTATACATAGCAAACTTAAAAGTATTTCCACTACCTGTAAAATTATGCACACCTTCTAGTAACTCTTGTTTGAATGAATTACATAATGCGTTGCCTGAAAAAGCCATTATATTCTCCTTATGTGTTCTGCAAGTTTATCGTATCCTGCATCTTTTATTGCATTATATATTGTTACTCTATCATGCTGTATAGCCTGTTTCATATACTCTAATACAACACGCTCTAAATGACCACGAAATGCTTGTGCCTGATCTCTTATAGCGGGTGGTGCTGTATCACTTACGGATATAATTTTATCTAAACATAGGGATGTTACCTCTTCGGGAGTCAAGCCTCTATTATCAGTGGTTATGACATCTACGTTAAAGTTTTCTCCCATTTTTATTGCGCTTGTTAACATTAACCAACCTCTACCTTATACGTTCCAGATCTATAGTTATCTGTAACATTTCTACCCTCATATGCGTTTTTAAGCAACGTAATTGATTGTAAGTATAATTTCTCGTAATTCTGTATAACATCTGGCTCTTGTTTCTGAAACCGCACAGCTTCTATCAACGCTCCATTTAGCAAGGCTGAATCAAAGTCGTCACCCAAGAAAGTGTTAGTAGCTGTAACAATAGATGCTGGATAGTGACCATAGTAAAGTTCTACATTGTATGCAGCATCAGGTGTGGGTCCTAATATGAAAAACCCATCTGACCACTGTGAATAATGCTTTGGTGTGCCTGTTGTGGTGGGGTTTGGGTATGCCTCACGCATAAAATTAACGTCTTTGTAGAGTAGATAAGAGTATGTGTTACCTGATGTGGTGTATATAGCCATGCTATACGCATAAAGAAAATCAGATGGTAAGGCTAAATATCTATTACTGGATGTGGTTGTGGCAGACACATTCTTACGTAACGCAGGTATCTGGACAGTATTGTATATCTTCTGTTCGGCTTGTTGTATAAACATGTTTACCTGTGCATCTGTAAACGTCGTCTCGCATATGTCCGCTATATTTGTTTTCAGTTCTGTATAATTCATGTTGTCACCGTTACCGATCCTACACCACTAATCATTTTTAAACTACTACTCTTACTTAGTCCATAGTTGTTCTGTCCATCACCCACAGGATTCCAACCCCACGCATAGTTTCTACTTTGTTCATACCCTGCAAAATCAGGACGTGGATCACGTATCGCCTGGGGATCACGCACAGGATATAACCCTTGTTTGTTTTGTGGATGGTCGGGACTGAAACACTCTGGGCATGCTTTGATATTTGTATCTCTACCCCTAGTAATTATGTTTCGTAACTCACGTAGTTTGAAACGAAACCCGCAAATGTCACATTCAGCTATTGCCTTTCTGCTGGATGCAAATGCCACTAGATCCTCCCTACTCGTGGTACAAAACGCTCAGATACTTTCTCTCTGTCTTCACCAGCAGCGAGATTATACTGTTCGTCGTAGTCAGCTTTTAACATCTGTACCCTGCTCGATAGTTCAGGTGTTTTCATAGCTATATTATATGCCAACCCTGCCACTAGGCAAGGTAAGAATCTGAAGTTCATGTCCGCTGTTTCTACACCATTTCCTGCATCTTCTATACGTCGTAGTCGCCAGTATACAAAGCTATAGGACTTGTCAGGTACGGGCCATAGGTTTATTCGTGGTGCATCACGCAGTCTTTCAACCCATACTTGAATAGGTCTACCGCGTATTAACTTGTTAGGGATAGACGCGAAGGTAGTCACACCAATACGACTTATGGTGAGATCAGATTGTGTAGAGCCTCCATCACCATACTGACCCCCAGAACCACTGTCACCCGTTCGTATAACTTGATCCAGTAAGTCTATGGTATCTGCGGCAAGTGTGTATTGTGCTGTACCTGCCGTTACGGCTT